ATCTATTTCTTTTAATTAATATTTTTGGGTCTTTTCCCCAAAATGGATCATTTACTGTTGACATCTAACATTAATCCATATTATTTTTTACATTTTTCTTTTTCTTTTTTCGTTTATCTTTTGATCGGGTTCTTTGTGAATTTTGTGACGTTTGGGTATTTTGTAAACCACTAAACATATTAAGCATTGAACTCATATCTCCAATACCGCCCATACCACCCATACCACCCATACCGCCCATACCACCCATACCACCCATTAATTTAGTAATATTTGCCATTTCCGGATTTGATGCCAACACATTTGACATTGATTTTGCTTCATTTACTAATTGATCATGACTAATTTCACCTTTTTCTACTTTATTTTGTATTTTTTGACCAATATTGTTAACCATACTCATAAATGATGTCGTATTTCCACTCATAAGATTCTTAATAATATCATCAGGTGAATCTCCTTCATTTTGTTGTAATTCTTCGGCCATTTCTTTAGCTAAATTTATAATTGTATTTGGTTGAACATTTGAAGAATTCTCATTCTCATCTCCCTTTATATCTTCAGATTCATTTTTATTATTTTCAATATTTTTAATAACATTATCGAGTATTTCTGCTTGTTCTTTAATCGTATCTGATACATCAGATGAGTTTTCAACAATATTTTGGATAAGATTCTTAAGATTATTCGTTGTTTTATGGATAAAACTTCCAAGCATAATAAATGTTTGAAGATATTTCCATATTATTTCTTTATTACTCTCTGAGCAATTATTCCAAACATCATTGATTTGTATATCCTTAAATATGTTATTTGTTTCAAATATAGTCGAATCAGATTCCATAATTTCCTTATTAAATGGTTCTAATTCTAACATAATTTTTTCAATACATTCTTCACCACTTAATTTTTCAATACTCTCTTTATAAATTTTGATTGTTTCATTTTTTTCTGGAAAACATTGTGTAAAGTCATTTAAAAATTCATTCAATGTCTTAGTGAAATGGTCAATATGTGTGAAATTCATTTTTTTACACATAGATTATAAAAAAATAATAATACCGCATCATAAATTACGATATAAATTACGATATAAAATAAATTACACGTAATATTAAATATTAGGATAATTTTTTAGTCAATTTCTTGAGTTAATATTTGATTCTTTTTATTTTTTAAGTTAATTTTATCTCCCTCAACTAATTTTTTTTTATTAATACGTTTAACCTTATTTTGTTCTTTAGGTTCTTTATTAGAACTATCATTTAATGTTGCAAGAGCATCAACCATTTTTTGACCTCCATCAAAGTTATGGATAATTGGGAAACCATTTTCATATATTAGCGTTTTAATATCACTAATTTTTTCTGTATCAATATCATATTCAAATGTATTAACATTAAATCCACAATTTTCAAAATAAGATAAAAGAAGTGTCTTAAGATATAATCCTTTATTTTTATCAAACGATTTCAATAAAGATTGTTCTTTAGCATATTTTATAATTCGTGAACGTTTTGTCAATGTTTTAAGTTTAATCCATACGTTATACCATTCGGGGTTAGATTCTTCTTGAACTTTATTTGCGTATAACATTTCTGAAACATTTAGAATTTTTTCTGGAAGTTTTTCACCTTTTTTAAGTGTAGCTTGTAGAAGCGATTTTACTCTCCGTTCTTCAGATTCACTCGTATATGAGTGAGTTGGTGCTACATTGCTGATTACATTTATTTCATTTTCAAGATCAAATTTTCGTAAATTTTTATTATGTTCCATTATACGTTCAGATATACTTACCATCATTTTGTTATAATTTTTCTTTGACGAATCAAGTTCCATTTATTAATCTAACATCAAGGTTTTATATGAATCAATTTTAAAAAATTAATTTAATATGTTTCTGATAAAAATCATATAATAAACTATAAATGATTTAAAATTTATAATAATTTATAAATATCATTCAATTGTATTGATATAGGATTATCAGAAACTGTCATATTAAATTTAATTACATTCCAAGTATTATTATTCTTAAATATTAATTTATTATTTATATTTTCATACAAATCTATAAAACCATGCCAATTAAATTCATTAATATTATAATTTTTTGGCAAGGAATCAGAACACCATATACCAACTATAATATTATTGAAAATATAAAATTTATAGTCATAATCTAAAATAATATTTGTGTCATATAGTTTTTTAAATATAGTGTATGGAAGTGATTCAAAATATTTACTTATATATATTTTTGTTATACCCAATTCAAGATTTATATTTTTGTCAAGTTTTATATCATTGTCAAGTTTTATATCATTGTCAAGTTTTATCGATGGTTTTTTATGATATATAAAAATTATATCAGAATGTATCGGTATATGATCGATAGAAATAGGTATAAATTTATTCATATCATAAATTTATATTAATTTACTGTCTTAAGTAAATCTAAAATATTATTAAAAATTTAGTTTTTAACGTCACTTTCTCCTACAATATCACGACAAACAGGGCATTTATAACTTGTTTCAAACCATTTATCAATACAAGACGAATGGAAAGTATGACTACATCTTAAAAGTTTTATTAGTGAATCATTATCAAAATCATTAAGACATATCACACACGATTTATCATCTATATTAACATCGTTATATAAACAAGTTTTCAAAGAATCACTATCATTTTGATTTAAACCTACACGAACATCTTCAAAATTATTAAAATCAACAATATCTGCATATTGATTTGCAAATAACATTTGTAGTGTTGTCATATCTCTTGCGAACCCACTATTTTGTAATCCAGTATTAAACATTGTTTCAAATGTATTTTGAAGTATATTTATTTGATGATTTAAGTTATTCAAACTTTGTTCATATGTATTATCATGATTTTCGTTAATTTGTTCTTCGTGGTTTTCCGTTTGATTTACATTTTCTGAATGATTTACATTTTCTGAATGATTATCATTCTCTGATACAACAGAAGAATTAGAAGACTCCGTCGTATTTTCATATTGATAGTTATATAAATTGTCTAAAGATTCATTTAATATTGTATTATTTATATTAGTATCATTTAATTCAGTAGTATCATTTAATTCGGTCGTTACATTTTGATTCGAATTATTCGCATTTGTATTTGTATTTGTATTTGTATTTGTATTTGTATTTGTATTTGTATTTGTATTTGTATTTGTATTAATAAATTCGTCTACAAGTTGATAAATATCGTCAAAATCATTAATTTCGTTCAAATTAAAATCATTTATATTACTTCCATTATATGGAATATTAAATCTATGAGATGGATTTTGTGTGTTTTGTGTGTTGGTATTAATATTATGTGATGGAATGGAATTTATAATTTGTAAAAATAAACGTTCAATTGGGTTTAATGTATTTATATCTATATTATTATTTGATGATAATAGTTCTTGAATTCTAAATAATAATTGATTTCCAATATAATTATTATTCATTATAATATAATATAATTCTTTTATCTTTAACTATTACTTTTTTTGAAACGAACATATATAAAATTTTTTACATGTTAAATATAGGAATATGGACTCAAAAATACAATGTAATCATTATGAACGTGATTGTTCAATAATATCTCCTTGTTGTATAAAGGAATATGGTTGTAGATTATGTCATGATGAAAATGAAATACACGAAATAAATCGTTATAATATTGTAAATATGAAATGCCTTAAATGTTCTGCAATACAAACACCTTCAAAAAATTGTCGTTATTGTTATAATGAAATGGCATCATATTACTGTGATATATGTAAATTATGGGAAAATAAAGAAAAAAATATATATCATTGTAAATACTGTAATATTTGCCGAATAGGTCTTGGATTAGGAAAAGACAAATTTCATTGTAATAAATGTGATTTATGTTTGTCAATAGATGTTAAAGATACACACAAATGTGTTGAAAATACAAGTCGTTCAAATTGTCCGATATGTTGTGAATATATGTTTACATCGAGAGAACCCTTAATTAGTATGAAATGTGGTCATTGTATTCATCAAAGTTGTTTTAACAGATTAATTGAAAATGACTATCGATGTCCTTTATGTAAAAAATCAGTGTGTGATATGAGTGGGTTATGGGATGTTATGACAAATATAATGGATGATAGTTCAATTCCTAACGAATATGTAAATGCAACTATAGATATTTTATGTAATGATTGTAATACATATTCGAATGTAAAGTTTAATTTTATGACAAAATGTAATAATTGTGATAGTTGGAATACAACAACAATAAATATAAAAATGTCTGATAAAGATGAGAATCAAATTGATGTGAGTACAACAGATGAGAGTACAGATGAGAGTACAGATGAGAGTACAGATGAGAGTACAGATGAGAGTACAGATGAGAGTACAGATGAGAGTACAGATGAGAGTACAACAGATGAGAGTACAGATGAGAGTACAACAGATGAGAGTACAAATACGATTTATAAATAACAGAAAATTTTAATTCAAATAAAATAATTTAAAAAAATATATATATATTATATATGAGCATATATAATATGAATTTCAAATACTATGCATGGAGTATCTATAACAATATGAATATAAGTTTTAAAATGTTAACCGATCAATATTATGTTATGATAAGTAAAATTTTTAAAACAAATATAGTTGTCAGAAAAGATGCACAACAAGGTTCATTAGAAAGAATAAAATGTTTCTTTTCATATCCTACACAAGTAAATGAAAATTTATACTTAGGAAATATATATAATTCTGCAGATATTGAAACATTAAAAAGTAATAAAATAACAATGATAGTAAATGTAAGTAAAACAATTTCAAATTATTTTACCAATGATTTTAAATATATTAATATTAAGATAGATGATATAAATGATGAGAGATTTGGTGAAGAATTAATGGAAACAGTAGATAACATAAAAGAAGAAATAAATAAAAACGGTAATGTATTTGTCCATTGTCTTATGGGAAGTAGTCGTTCAGTGACAGTTGTTCTTACATATTTGATTAAATATGAAAACAAAACACTTGATGAAGCATATACATACCTTAAAAATATAAGACCTACAATTAATATAAATAAAACATTCTATGAACAATTAAAGAAAATTAATTTCAAATAAAAATCAAAATCAAATCAAATCAAAACAAAATCAAATCAAAATCAAATCAAATCAAAATTAAATACAATCAAAATAGATATAAAGATTTGCCCCTACAGTAAATTACAGTAATAAATGGCAGACACTCAAGAACACAACACTCAAGAACATAACACTCAAGCGAATTCCGCCCAAAGAAGAAATTTCGATGGACGTAGACGTTTTAGTCGCAGAGCACATATGTCAGTAGATCGTGGACTTATTCGTATTAATAACCTTTTTGGACCCAAAGGACCATCTCGAATCCTAATTAGTCGTTCTCAATGGGAGAAACATGTACGTTTTGTCACATCTGGTGTGATGGATAGATGGATTCAAAATCATGATTCGGACCTATATCTCAGAGAACGTGATGGAGATTATAATCATAGTTCTAACAACAGACATCATAGAGAAACTGGTTCAGACACCAATGTTCCTTCAGAAAGTCCTGTCAATGTTACCACTTCAGAGTCGGTTGAACAAAATGAGTAAATTTAACTTGATTTACAATTATAATAAATAATCCCTAAAATCGCAAATAAAAATAAAATTAAAAAAATATTTTTTAATAAAAATCTATTATTTCCTATAATATTTCGTAAATTTAAATCATTGGAAATTTTATTTTCATTTATAAAAGTAACTAACGGTGTTGCCCATTTAACTGTTTTGTCTGTCATCTATAAAAAATAAATATATATTTAAATTATTCCTTTAGCACATTCATTAAATTCATCAATACTCAATTTGAATATTGATAATTTTTCTATTAATGTTTTATATTTATTCGAATTTATAACATCTGTTATGCGGGTATCATTTATATCTAATATCATATTATCAATCGATTTTAATAAAATAGTGATATTAGAAATAGAATTATTTAATGTATGCATATCAGATGGATAACTTTTTGTATATATCATTTCATCGATAAATTTAAAAATATCATTGATTGATTGATTTACTTCATTTATTTTTTCTAATGTATTTTTTCTATCAATATTTGTATTTATTTTTGTATTTACAATTGTAGTAGAATTTCTATCAATAATTTCTAGTTTGTCATAAAAATGAGATAAATCATTTTTAATTATATTACATCGTTTTGTATATTCATTTAGTTCATATAATAATTTAGAATTTGATTCCTCAGTATATTTAATATGATTTTTAAGTTTATTTATACTGGTTATTATTGATTTGATATCATATGCATCTCTTAATTCTCCAAAATGTTCTAAATATATATCTGTTCTTATAAATAGACTTAAATGTGATGATTTTTTTATTTTGTCAATTTGTAAAATAGATTCAAAATATTTATTAAATTCGGATGCTCTTTTAATTATTATATCTCTATTCATTGAACCAAACATTTTTTTTTTTGGAAATTCAATTGATAAAGAATAAATATTTTTGAAATTTTCGTGTAATTCAAGGATTTGACTATATCTTTTTGAAATTTTCCAAGACGTAATATCATTTATTATATCAAGTATAAAAACTTTTCTATCCTTAAATTCGTTATTTTGAAGAGATACATTTATTTGCATATATATATAATTAATTTATTTAATTAATTTAATTGATTTATATTCTATTAAATGTATAATTATCAAATTTATCAAATATTGTTCCTACAATAATCATATTTTTAACTGTGTTTTTCATTTTTTTACTATTATTATGTATATCTAATGCCTTCTCAAAAGTTAAATCACCAATATACCAATAACACGTTTTAAGATATTCAGAACTTAATCGACAACAATACAAATGATATATTAAAATTATTTTACGAATTGTTTTATCATCATTTGCATTTTCTATTTCAACAATAAATGGATTTGGTTCTTTATCACACCATCCAGTATAATATTCATTTTTAATAGGATAATCAATCTTATTATCCAATTTATTTTTAATATTTGTTAATTCAGATAAATTTTTATCTGAATCATCTAATATATTTTGTAATTCGACAAATCTTTTTTGCCATTTATCTATATCAAAATCCATCGCGATAAAATATATAAATAACAAACAAATAAACAAATAAATAAAAATAATTTAATTAACAAAATTGAATCTTTTATTAAAATAATATATTGATTGGATTTATCCAAATGGCATCAAAAAACAATTATAAACAGTACGTCAATAAATATATTGATATAAGTCAGTTTGGTAATGGTTCTATAAAGGATATTGATATTATGCGAATATTACATATTTATAAAAAAATCATTAAAAATAATCAAAAGAATTATAATTTAATATCATTATGTAAACATAATACTCTATACTGTTGTATAACAGAACCTGATGTAACATTATATGAATATATTCATAGAATTATGAATTACACAAAAGTAACTGGTTGGGAAATATGTTATGGATTTGTGTTATTATCAAAATTTATAAAGATTAAGCGATTGGATTTTCAAGAGTGTATGAAGTTTAAGTTATTCTTGATTAGTGCTTATATTGGAAATAAATTTTGTTCAGACACATGTTATAATACTTACTATTGGTCGAAGTGTGGAGGAGTAAAAATAAAAGAACTAGTTGATATTGAGATTAATTTTCTTAAAGTTATAGATTATAGATGTTTTATAAAACCAAGTGAAATAATATCTTTATTGGTTGTTACAGAAATAATTGGTAATCAGACATTTAATATTGAATTAATTAAAAATGAGAACGAAAGAATAGAAAACAATGCATTTGATATGCCATATACATCATTAATAAAAACATTTAAAAATTACAAAGGATCATATGATTATGGATTTAATAGTTATGAAAATATAGAAAAATTGATTAAATTATGTGATGATAATGATGAAACAAATATATATCGTATTTAAATAAAAATAAAATAAAATAAAATAAAATAAAATAAAATATAATAATTTTTTCTTAAATAGTTTATCAATTACTTAAGAAATTATAATATCAATCATTATATTAGTATATAACATATGAATAATAGAGCAAATAATACAAATAACATACCTAATATTTTATATGATAACGAATTTATTCGAACATTGCCTCAAAGAGCAATGAATAATAATAGTGAATTTGATAGATATATAACTGAAAGGAATAAGAATGATATACATAATTATAATTCACGAGATGCTGAAATGCTACGTATGGAAGAACATAATAAAAATTTTAATAAAATTAATGGATTAAATAATGGAATAAATAATGAATATTTATCGAATGAATCCAATATAAGAGAGAAAAAGTATCGGAATAATGTTATTAATATAGATAGTGCATCTCGAAATAAAGATGTATATCCATTTTCTCATACATTTAAAGTTCCTCTTCCAAAAAAATTAAACAATATATCCAAAGTTGAGATGGTTAGTATGGAATTTCCCAATGCACAACGTATATTTACACAAAGAAATAATAAAATACGTTGGAGTAACCAATATGAATATGGTGATATAACAAGTATTACAGTACAACCAAATGACCCTGTTTTAGGAAATTTATCAAGTAGTGATAGAACTGACAAATTTATTAAAATAAAGACAGTATATCCGGTTAAAGATATAATTAAAAAAGGGGAAAAAATAAAAATAGTAGGTCTTACAGTAAAGAAAAGTGATAATACAATAATAAAACCATACTCAACAACACCATCTTTAATGCACGGAATTGGAAAAGATAGTGGTCATTTTTCCAGTGGAAATAGTCATACTGGTACTATAAGTGATGTATTAAACAATGGTTCATACCGAATAAAACCATCACATACATTTATTCAAAGTAATAATGAAATAAGTTCATATTTACGATGGGGAACTGGAGATAATCAATTCGGAGAATCTCATGATTATTATAACAATAATAAGATTCATATTACATCGGGTTCTGCAAAAAATCAAGTAAGAAAAATTACAGATTATACTGGTCTTATTTCAAATCAATCAATATATCCTAATATTGATATCGAATCAAATTTTACTGCCAATGTAAGTATAGGGGATTCATATGAAATCATTGATGATGCATATATTGTTATATATGAACCTGAAGATACATTAGTTGATACTTTGGATGGTTCAACAAAAGTTGGTATAGATGAATTTTGGATATCAGATTATCAAACAACATTAGATAATAATACTATAAGTAATCAATCATATGATTATACAGTTGGACGATGGTATATTGATAGAGACGAAGATAGAAATTATATTAAAATGATTACACCTACAATACATAAAACTGCCATTCCAGAAGGGAATTTTGATAGAAATTCATTATCAAATTATATTGCGGGTTATATGAATAATGTTAAAAATACAAATGGATATCCACATAGTTTTAGATTAGCAATAAATCCTGCAACAGATGCAGCAGCTATAACTCAAAAAATTACACAATCTCTTACAACATGGATAAATCATTATGAATATAATGATTTTGCAATTAGTGGATTTGTTTTTTGTGTATCTGGTGAGAATAAAATATCGATTGTATACCCAAGTCATGGATTACAATACGGTAATATACTAGGTATAATAAAATATCCTCCAACAGATATTTATAATGATTGGTCTTCTACAAATGCGGATAACGGATGGCCTGTATCAGATTTAAATATGGATTTATTTGGATATGCAATGATTATTACAGATAAAAGTATTGATGATTGGGGAACTAAAAATAGGATGGAAGAAAATGTTCGCATTGGAATTGAGAATACATATACTTCACCAAATATCAATGGGAAACATTATATAATTCATTCCCCTAAAACTCCATATGCAATTAATTCACGAAATGATTCACCGTGTTATTGTTATGTAATTAGTAAAAAGATTGATGATAATTATCCAATTACATATAATAATGCGGATAATGGTTCAAGTGTAATATTAAAAACAAATGTTATTGGTAAATGGGGATTTAATGTAGAAGTATCTGGTAGTACTGGTGTTAGTGGTATTACACCAGGTTCAATAAATGGAAGTCATGCTGTTAATAATACCGGACGTATTACACGTGATAATAATGTAACTTCAATCGATAAAACAAATGGTTATCCATTAGATATGTTTATAGTAACTACTGACGATACTGCATCTAAAACTGTATCTGGTACTGGTGGAGTATCAATTAAGGTAAAAAAGGATATGCCTTTCAAACTTTTATTTAAAGATTATATCGATGATATTGGACCAGTTTTCGGATTTACAAGTGTAAATGACAGAAAAGATACCCCAACATGGAGAGCCAAAATTTTCAATACAGAAGATAGTAGTTCAAATACTCCAGTATTACAAAAATTAAATTTTACTGGTGATAAATATGTTTATATAATATCACCAAAATTAAGAGCATTATATGATACGTTCGGTATAGATAACATATTTGGTAAGATACCTATTACTGGTTTACCAGGTGAATTATTATTTAATCCTATGGTTAAAAATATATTTACATCTTTTGATCCAGTAATGCCAAACATTGAAGATATAGAGTTATCTATAATAAGACCTATGAACGATATTCTTGAAACAAATAGTAATTTAGAGATTTACAGAAATAAACTAACCAGTGTTGTTATAGTTATTACCGTAAATAAGATTGATAATTCCTCAATAACAGATGTCAGAGACGGTGTATTATTATCATTAATAGAGTTAAAATCGAGTGATGGAATACAACATTTATTAGTTGGAAGTGGTAATCAACGAACAGGTAATGAAAACAGACAATTTAAAATTGTAAGTATAACATCATCTTCTGATACTACATATTCAATGGTAATAAAAATTGTGACCCAAAAGGATGTAGATTTTAATATATCAAGTTCTATTATATTTCCAATAAACCCTATAGATATAGCAAAATATATTAGAGATAATGTTCCGGTAAATGAAACTAATCATCCAAGTGCAACATATCCATATTTAAGTAAGATAGTATCATTTGACCAAATAATAGAAAATATAAATCCTCCAAGTAAAACCGATTATTATGATTTCAATGATATGGATTATTCATTGACACTTAATTTTGTCGAAGAAATTGAATATGCAAAATAATTAAAATATCCAAATACCCAAAATAATTAAAATATCCAAAATACCCAAAATAATTAAAATATCCAAAATACCCAAAATAATTAAAATATCCAAAATACCCAAAATAATTAAAATATCCAAATACCCAAAATAATTAAAATACAAAAATAATTAAAATACAAAAATAATTAAATACAAAAATAATTAAATACCAAATAAAAACATCATATAAAAAGCAAAAGATAATTATATACAACAATAACAATAAAATGACGACATTAATTATTTATGATTTAGAAACAACCGGTTTGGAATGGGAAACTAAACATATTATAGAAATTGCAGCTGCTGTTATTGAATTACAAAATAATCCATCCCAATCAAATATTATTATAAAAGATGAATTTAATAAATTAATTGACCCAGAATGTGATATACTCAATACTGATATTCACGGTATTGATAATAAAGTTATGCGTGTTAAAAATGCAAAAAACTTTGGTGAAACTATACCAGAATTTATTGATTGGATAAATAATCATACTGAAAAAAATAATGATGTTGTACTAGCATCCCATAATAATATAATGTTTGACCAAAAATTTTTAGAAAACGAATTTTTTAAAGCAAAAATGACAGTTCCTAAAAACTGGCGTTTTTCAGATACATTAATATATCTTAGAAAAGCTATGCCAAATGAACCAAGTCATTCATTACCTAAATTATATAAATCTATTTTTTCAAAGAATTTAAAAAGTGCACACAGAGCGATTAGTGATGTAAAAGGGTTATGTGAAATTCTAAATTATGTATATAGTAATGAATTGGGAACACCAATGCGGGATTTAAAAAATTTAGCAATTAAAAGTGCATTTTGGCAAGATTTATGTAGTCAAGATATGTCATATATATTACAAATAAAAAGCGACCAGATCATACTTTTAAAGAATATTTATGGTATGAGAACAGTAAATGATATTATAGCACATTATAAAACAGATAATGAACTATTTATGTGGGCCAAAATGAATCTTTTTAAAACAAATTGTAATCATTTAGCAAATATGATGATGAGAATGATTCGTCATTATAAAAAGATGCAACAATAAAATTATTCTTTTACAAGATTATAAATTTAAATAATATTGTTTTGCAAATAAATTATGTAAGTAATCTTAAGATAATAATATCAATTAAAGAGAAAACAAATACAATACATATTATTTTACAAAATTCAATCATTGGTGGTAAAATTATATCTCTATGTGATTTAAGTCCATTTTTCCCTATATTATAATGAAGTAATCCTTCAAAGGTAAACACTATAAAAGTCACAAAAAATACTAAAATACTTTGTGCCATATAAAATATGTTAATATAATAAACACAATAAACTTATTTTAAAAGTTTTGATGGTTTAATACTTTTATCAAATTTAATATTTGTAGGGTTTAATGAACATATTCCAGAGAATAAATCAATTAAAACTCGTCTTTGATAATTTGTAATAGAAATACTATCTGGGTAATCTATTATGAATTCTATATAAATGTCACCAAATACTTTATTACCAATTTTATTAAATATTGGTAAACCTTCATTTTTAATTACCCAATATGTATTAACACCCAATATAATTTTATTATTCATATCTACTTTTATTATATGATT